GGTTTCCGCGTTGGTAAAGACGTAGTTGATCCAGATCAACCACAGAACTTTTTAGGGCGTATTCGGGTTGTTGATCCACAATCGTTACTTAACCCAAGACCTGATGTTTCCCCCGGACGTGGCCTATTTGGTTGGAACCCCGTAGGGCATCCTCTCGTACACCTGACAGGTCAAGGTGGGGCTGTAACTGTAGCGGTTACTGTACCAGAAAATAATGTAGTTACAGGTGTAGCAGGACAAGCACAGATTGGCGCGACCACAGTTACAACAGTTAATAATTCTACAGTTTCAGTTACAGGTATAGCGGCGTCTAGTGCTGCAGGGACTACTACTGTAACCACAAACATCACTACTTACACGGTAACGGTAGCTTCTGGAACTAACCCATACGGCACGGGTAATAAGTTCTACATAGATGGCGTTGTTAGTCCGACAATAAGTATTGCAGAAGGTTCTACCTTCCGATTCGATCAGTCTGCTTCTTCTAATAGTAGCCACCCATTACGCTTTAGCACTACGGCTAACGGTACGCATGGTGGTGGTTCTGAGTACACTACAGGCGTAACCACATCGGGAACGGCTGGACAGGCTGGCGCGTATGTCCAGATAACTGTAGCTAACAGCGCACCAACTTTGTATTACTATTGCACAAATCACAGCGGTATGGGCGGTACGGCTAACACACCATAGGAGACTTGGACATGGCACCTAAAACATCTAAAAGGCCCGTAACACGGGAAGACGCAAAGAGATTAGCAGCAAAACGTAAACGCGTTAGCGAATCTCCCGGTATGACCAAGCGGCTGAACGCTTCTGGTGCTACTGGAAATAAGGGTTCTCGTTTTGGAGCAGAAGAAACCGCTAACATGATGGCTACTGATTCTGCTCGTGGGGGTGTAAACCCAAAAGACGAAAGAGATAGAAAAAGGGCGCAATCATTTTTTGATTCAGTCCTAAAAAAAGCCTATGGCGGAACTATGAAGAAAAAAGGCATGGCTAAAGGCGGTGCTGTAGCCAAGAAGAAAGCTGGTGGCGCTGTTACTAAGAAGATGGGCGGCGGCAAGATGATGAAGAAGGGCTACGCCAAAGGCGGTAAGCTGGCAAAAATGAGCAAAGGCGGTAGAGGTACTATTGCTCGCGGTAGCGGTGCAGCACGTCCTCAACGTTTTCGTAAGAACGGCTAATGCCTTATCTGCAGAGCAATATACCACACTTTAAGTGTTGGGTTCGTCGTGAGTATACGGTCAACCATGAGCGTTACCACGGCGAATTTCTACATGCTATGGTTATTGCTGTTACGACAATGCCCAACAGATGCCTGAGTTTTCAGATCATCTTTACGGGGTGTGAGGCGGACGATACAGGCGAAGCTAACGTGCATGGCGGGGCTATGTGGGCTAGGATGCCCATAACTGCTTTGGTAGCTGATGAACCGTTTGAAGAGTGGCCCGAGGGTATGGCAGTTCACGAAGCCCAGCCTTGGGACTGCCCTTCTCATACACATGCGGTATATACGCTTGACAGGGCATCACCTTGCCCGTGGATGGCTAAGATCGCAGGAGGGTTTTTTCCTGCTAAGTACCTATTTACTGTAGACTATACCGACACAGATGTAGCAGATGATCCAGCGCAACACAAACAAGCGCATGTGCTACAGCTACTAGATGCAGGTAAGTGGACAGGCAATATAGTGGCGCTACCCAACAACAGAGTACGGGTAACACATCCTGCGTGGTTTGAAACAGGCGAAGGCGCACCAGACTTTAAACCGTCACAGCATATACATTATTCTAAATCTGATTTAGACTACACGCTAGATGTAACGCAAATATTCGACAACTTGTACAGCGAGGGTTAGACTTATGGGCAAGATGAAAGAATTGGATATAGAACTTCAAGACTTGCGAACAGAGTTCTTTGACAGTCCCGCGTCAGATCAAATGAGTTTTGATCAGTTTCTTATTAGAAAAGGCAAGAAAAACCTGTCTAAGCTGGCTGCAAGCAAAAGAAGCAAGGGCGGTAAAGTAGGTAAGATGGGTAGTGGTGGTATGTGCAGAGGCATGGGTAAGGCTCGTGGGGGCAAATATAGGATTGTCTGATGAATTATACTGAGCTTACGCAAGCTATAAAAGACTATACAGAGAACACAGAAACAACGTTTGTTTCTTTGATTCCTACGTTTGTTCAGCAAGCGGAGCAACGTATATTTCGTACTGTTACTATACCTGAAGTTAGGTCCAACAGTACGGGTACTCTTTTTCAAGGCAATCAATATTTGCAAAGACCAGATGATTTTTTAGCTGTTTTTTCTTTGGCAATTATTGACCCTACTACAGCGGTGTACACGTACTTGTTAGAAAAAGACGTTAACTTTATGCGCGAAGCATATCCTGTAGCTGCTACTCAAGGTGTACCTAAATATTACGGTCAGTTCGATGGTGACGCTGTAACAGCGGCTACAGATGGACACTTTATAATAGGCCCAACACCTAACGCTACATATACCGTAGAGTTACATTATTATTTTGAGCCTAAGTCTATCGTTACTACAAGCACGTCTTGGCTTGGTGAGAACGCTGACACTGTACTTCTTTATGGCTCTCTGGTAGAGGCGTACACGTTTATGAAGGGCGACCCTGATGTTATGCAGTCATACAGAGAGCGATATGAGTCTGCGCTACAACAGTTGTCCGTTATTGATGCCGCCAGCAAAGGCGATAGTTACAGGGATGGGAACTTTAGATGAATATGCCGTTTGAAATGTCCGTTGGTAGTGTTGGGGTTAAGACTACTAATAACCGAGGCTTTACCCCTGAAGAAGTCGCGGAACTATGCGTTGATAGGTTGATGATCGTGTCGAATGATGCGCCCCCCGTGATTAGAGATCAAGCCTTGGCTCACAAGGAACGTATGAAGGCTGTAATTGCAGTCTACATGAAACAGGCTATCCAAAGCGATAGAACTACTGTATATAATGCAATCAGTGATGCTGGTCATAAAAAACTAGCCGAATATATAAGGAAAATGTAAATGGCATTCTCAGGAAACTTTATGTGTACCTCTTTCAAAGTTGAAGTTTTGAAGGGTGTCCACAATTTTACCGCTGCATCTAACGTATTTAAGCTAGCAATGTACACAAACAGCGCAAGTTTTAATGCAGCTACCACAGCTTATACTTCTAGCAACGAAGTCAGTGGCACAAATTATACCGCTAAAGGTAACGCTATAACCACAGTTACCCCTGTCGCATCTAGCACAACGGCTCTTGTAGATATGGACAATGTTGTATTTACTAATGTAACACTTACAGGAGTCCGTGGCGCGTTGATCTTTAACGAAGCAGCTTCGGGTGATCCAACGGTTTGTGTACTGGACTTTGGTAGCGATAAGGCTGCAAGTGCAGGTGACTTTACCGTAGTTATGCCTACCGCAGACTCAAGTAATGCAATTATCCGTATCGCCTAATTGAGGGTATAACCCATGCCACTACCTTTTTCTGGCTGGGGCCGTGGCGGTTGGAGTTCTGGCTCTTGGAATAGCTTACAAGTAGGCCAATCCGTTACGGGAGTAGCGGGTACAGGTGCCGTTGGTAGTGTAAGCACTACTAGCGGTGTAACTCAACCTACTACAGGTGTGACAGGTACAGGGGCCGCAGGTTCTGCAACGGTTACTGGAGCCGCAAACCTAACTGCTACAGGTATAACAGGCACTGGGTCCGTGGGGTCAGTGACCACTACGGGCGTAGCTAACATAGCAGCTACGGGGGTTAGCGGCACATCTGCGCTTAACACTGTTGTAACTGAATCTGATGGTAATCTTACGGTAATTGGCCTTAACTCTATTGGGTCAGTAGGCGCAACCACTATAATCTCAAACTCTGTACTACCTGTTACGGGTCTTTCCTCTACCGGTTCTGTGGGTGCAACAGAAGCTAGAATAGGTATTAACGCCAACATCACAAGTGGGGTGGCAGGAACTGGATCAGTTGGCTCTGTAACTATAACAGGCGTAGCAAATCATACTGCTACAGGTGTGGCGGGTACAGGCGCAGCAGGCACCGTTAGCGTAAATCAAGCATTTGCTGTAACCGGTTTATCTGGCACAGGCGCGGTAGGCACTATTAGCGTAAATCAAGAGTTTGGTGTAACGGGTTTGTCCGCTACAGGCACAATAGGCACCGTTAGTGTAAATCAAGCATTTGCTGTTACAGGCGTAGCAGGTACAGGGGCGGTAGGCGCTACAACTATTGATTTCTCCTACTCAGTCACAGGTGTGTCTGGCACTGGCGGCGTTGGTGCTGTTACCATTGAAGGTAAAGCTAACCATACTGTTACTGGGGTAGCGGGAACAGGGTCTTCGGGCGCTTCGACTATTGATTTTGGGTACTATGCCACAGGAGTAGCAGGCATAGGCGCTGTAGGTACTGTCAGTGTAAACCAAGCCTTTGCCGTTACAGGTGTATCTGCTACAGGAGCAATAGGTGATACGTTTGTGTGGGAGAAGATTAGCCCCACAAATAACGCAAATTGGATACCCGTAGTCGCGTAATCTAAAAAACATTGCGTCTTAACGGTAGGCGCGGTATAAACTAAACAACTTATCTGCTTAGGAAACTCACATGGCTAGTACATATGGAAACGATCTTCGGCTAGAAGAGATTGGCGATGGCGAACAATCTGGTACATGGGGCGCTACAACCAACACAAACCTAGAACTAATTGCAGAGGCTCTTAGTTTTGGTACTGAAGCCATTACCACCAACGCCGATACGCATACCACAACAATCGCAGATGGAGCCACCGATCCGGGTCGCTCTCTGTATCTAAAGTACACAGGAACGCTAGACAGCACCTGCACTATTACAATCGCGCCCAACTCTATTAGCAAGACATGGTACATTGAGAACGGCACAAGCGGCTCTCAAAGCATTATTATCTCGCAAGGCTCTGGGGCCAACGTAACAATTCCAACAGGGCAAACTAAGGTTGTTTACTCAGACGGTGCAGGCTCTGGCGCAGCTATGGCAGAGATTGGCACGTTGGGCGTTACTAATCTTGCTGTAACTACCAACGCAACTGTTGGTGGCACTCTTGGCGTTACGGGAGTTTTAACAGGTACGTCATTAGATATTAGCGGCAATGTAGATATTGATGGCACTCTTGAAACGGACGCGCTTTCTATTAACAGTACAGCCGTTACGTCCACTGCGGCTGAATTAAATATTCTTGACGGCGTTACAGCTACAACCGCAGAACTCAACATTATGGACGGCGTTACTGCCACCACTGCTGAGTTAAACATTATGGACGGCGTTACGTCTACCACTGCTGAGTTAAACATTTTGGATGGCGTCACAAGCACTGCGGCTGAATTAAACCAATTAGATGCAATTACGCGCGGCAGCATTTTGTACGGCAATGCTTCTGGAGCAACGGCTAGATTAGCCAAAGGCGGCGCGAATACAGTTCTAACTTCAGACGGCACAGACATTAGTTGGGCGGCGGCTGGCGGTGGCGGCGAACAGACATTTACAGCAAGTGGCAGTATTAGTGCTGGGGCTTTAGTCGGCTTAAATATTGACGGTACAATTTCAACAATGGGCGCAACTGCCGGCACTTCTGTTCGAGTTAATCCAACTGTTCATACGTCTACTCACGATTCTACCGACGCTATTGTCTATGACACCGTAAATAACAAAACTATTCAATTCTTTAGAGATCAACAAAATAGTGGTTATCTAAGTGTTCGTGTCGGCACAGTGAGTGGTACTTCCATATCTTATGGTACTACTGTAGCAATAACTCAATACACTAGACGTATGAGGGCAGCTTACGACCCTGTTGCTGAAAGGGCTGTTTGTGTTTTTCGTAACGATAATGATTCGAGTGATGGGTATGCCGTAGCTGTTTCGGTTAGCGGAACAACACCTACTGCGGGTAGTATAGCAGAATTTAATAACGACAATACCGAAGCTATGGATATTGTCTTTGACAGCAACGCTAATAAATTGGTTATTGTTTATAAAAACCAAGCCTCGGCGGTTCAGGCCAAGGTTGTATCAATCAGTGGAACATCACTTAGTTTTGGCACGGCTGCTGGCCCATCTGGGGCTACCGCTAACAACTCTACTGTAAAGTGTGCTTTTGATTCTAATTCAAACAAAGTTATTGCTCACTGGGCCGACTCTTCAACTTACTACCCTATGGCAGCGGTTGGAACGGTCAGTGGTACATCAATATCTTGGGGTTCAGAAGTAGAGATAGAGGCAGAATCTGGGACAACTACGGCTGGACATAATGTAGGATTTGACGCAAGTGCTAATAAAACTATGCACATATATGGTGTAGGAAATGTATTAAGGTGTAAGATTGGAACGGTCAGTGGTACATCAATATCTTTTGGCGCTAAAACTATATTAACTTCTGTTGGCGATAGTAATAACAATGGGATTGTCTTTGACAGCAACAAAAATATCCTCGTTATATTTTTCGCAGCCGCAAGTACGAATTATGGTTCTATACTTAGAGGACAAATTTCGGGCACATCATTTTTTTCAATCCCAACCGTCAATCTCAACGAAACCCCCACAACGCCCGGTGATATTGTCTTTGACCCAGACACTAACCAGTGTATTACGCAATATGCTAATGACGCTGGCTACGATATAGAAACATCAATTTTCAATTCTGGAAATCCATCATGGGTTGGCGTGGCTGCTGAATCAATTTCAAATGGCGCAACAGGAAAAGTCACAGTAATCGGTGGCATAAACACCAATCAAAGCGGCCTTGTTACTGGCGCAATTTATGGATTACCATCGACAGCTACAGCAATCACTGGAGGTGCAGTTAATGCTATTGGGACTGCATTATCCTCTTCAAGTATATACATTAATACAGGGAAACTATGATGAAAACCTTAGTAAAAGATGGCATTTCTGTTTACCTTTTTGCCAATGATAAAGTTGTAAACACAACCGCCACCCATACCGAAATTGGTTCTCCTGTCGAACTTATTGCTGGTGACTGCAATACCTCAAACAGCGTAATGTACACGGGCGTTACGGCCCCTGAAAACTGGACGGGTCTTAGGTATTTGTTCGACGGCACAACATGGTCGGCAAACCCTAAATGGGTTGACCCTATAGTAGAATGAGCGTGGTTTTGTGGTAAATAGGTGTAAATATGGATAAGCGCACAGTGGCCTCTGCACACAGCAGAATTGATGATCTAAACGTCACCTTTGCGTCCCTACGCACAGAGGTGACCATACAGCACAAAGAGCTATTTACGAGGGTGAAGCG